ATCGGGCGTGTCGGTCGCCTCGGTCGTGAACAGGTGGACGTCGGTGTCGGCCACGTACCAGTAACCGCCGATCGCCGTCGCCAACCGCTTCAAGCACACCGCGAAGTCGTCCGTGCCATCGAAGATGATCGACACCGTCGGCAAGCCCGCTTGCACGTGCACCGCCGTGAACCCCGGTGCGTAGCTCGCGATGATGGCCTGCGCGATCGTCGTCACCGAGGTGTTCGTCCAGGTGCCGAAGGGCCGCCGTCGCGTCAGCCGCGCCGTGTCATCGATCGCGCGGCAGGGATACACCAACTGCGTGGGCTTGCCTTCGTAGCTGACATCGTCTTGCTGGATGGTGCCGTTGAACAACAGCACCGGATCATCGGCGTTGACCGAGACGCGCACGGTTTGCCCACCCGTCGGTGCCGGGGAATCGATCACGAAGGTACAGGTGTCGGGCGTGTCGTTGATCACGTTCCGAATCGACAGTCCCGAGACCCGCACGCGCGACTCCACGCCGGCGATCAGGATCCGCACCTTGGTACTGCGAACGGTGGCGAGCGCGGCGGTTTCGTACCCCAGGCGGAAGTTGCCGAGGCGGGCCGTGCCGAGGATCGCGGGGACGGTCGCCATCAGGCGCCCATCTTCGTGCCGTCGAGCACGGAGCGCATGACCAGCTTGGCGATCTTCCGGGCGGCTTCTTCCGCGGTGCCGTTCACGTAGATGGTTTGGTTGATGACGGTGCTGCCCACGCCTAACTGCGAGCCATCCCCCAACGGGATGATCGCTTCGCGTCCATGCAACAACGCGGGGGTGCCTGACCCGAAGTCGCCGATGCCCCCCGAGGCGTAGCTCTTCATCGGGCCGAAGGTGCTGCCCGTCGAATAGCCACCGGTCCCCTGCATCGTGCCGTTAAAGGCCGGCGCCGAACTGGTCACCACTTGCGCCGCGCTCGGCCTGGCATAGATCGGATTCGACAGGGCAATCGGGTTCTGCATCCCGATCTGACCCACCCCGCCCCCGGCCGCGAGGGAGGCCGCGACGACGTCCACGGCGCCGGTCTGCGCCAACAACTGCTTGAGCGCCAGGGCCTTCGCCGTCTCCGTGTTCGCGCGGGCGTAGGCATCGCGCAGCGTGTCCTGCGCGACGGCCTCGTCGTACAGCGCCTTTGTGTACGTGGCTTCGAGGACCTGGATCTGTTTCTTGACCTCGAATCCGGGCTTCTCGGTGGCGTGCAGGGCGGCGACGGCTTTCTGGAGCGTGTCGTAGGCCGTGGTCTGGACCTCGATCGCGCCCTTGGCGTCGAGCCCTTGCGCTTTGTTCAGTTGCACGTGCGCGTTGAATTCCGAGAGGACGTCCGCATTCCTAGCGGCCGTCTGCTTCGCCTGGAGGGTCGCGATCTGTGCGGCGATCTCGGCCTGCGCTTTATCCGCGTCGGCCCGCACCTTCGCGCGATCCTTCTCAGAGGTGAGGTTCGTCAGGACGTGGCGCGTCAGATCTTCTTCGGCGACCGCCAAGCGCTGGAGCATCGCGATTTGCTCCTCGGCGCCGTAGGACTTCGCGCGCTGCGCCTCCAACGCTTTCAGGGCCGCGACTTGGCCGGTGTAGACCGTGAGCGAGATGGCATCCATGTCCGCGTGGGCCTTCGCGAGGTCCACGACGGCCTTCTTGGCCGTCTCGACTTGCGCGGTATATTTCGCGTACTGCGCGCCGCTGACGCCGATCCCTTCGGCATTCTTCGCGTTGAGCGCGCCAATGTCTCGGAGGTGTTCCAGGTCCTTGATCTGCGCGGCATCGAGCGTCACGGCCGCGTCTGCCTCCAACGCCGCCATGAACTTCTGCGCCTGCGTGCGCGTGTCCACCGCCTTGGCGACGGCGGTGTGGCCCGCTGCGTTCGCGTGCGTGGCGACCGTGTTCGTCTCGGTTTGTTGATTGAGGTGATCGAGGACCGTCGCGAGATTGGACGCATTTTGTCCGACGCCGGGCAGGGTGCTGTACGCAAAGTCCTTCGTCATGGCGACGAAGATGTCCCACTTCGACACGCCTTTATTGACCGCGTCATACAGGACGTTGAAGCCTCCCGCCGCCGGCCCGATGATGTTCGCGGCCATCGAGGAGAGGTTCTTGTTCGCGCGCGCGATGGACTCGCTGAACTCGTCCATCGCCTCGACCGATTCCGTGCTGGCCACCTGGTTGAGCTTGCGCCACTTCTCGATCGCGTCCTTAATCCCTTCGGACGCCCCCGCCATCGCGGCGCCGAGTTTCCCGCCGAACAACTCCGCGCCGGCCGTGTCCCGGAGCCCCCCTTGTAAGGTCGCCAGCCCGGACATGATCTTCAGGAACAGCTCTTCGCCCTGTAACCCTTCGACGTCCTTCAGCGACATCCCCATGAGGTGGAGCCCGTGCGTGACGGAGTCGTCCCCCCCGGCAATCCCGCGCGACAGCTTGAACAACCCTTTCCCGAGCGTGTCCGCGTCCACCCCAAATTCCGACATGGCGCCGGCCAGGACCTGCAGCTCCTCGACGTTGATGTGCGTCTGTTGACTCAGGTCTTTCAGGGCGGACGCGTCGTCGATGACGGACTTGACAAAGTTGAACGCGGCGCGCGCCGTCACCATCGCCAGGAGATCGGTCGCCAATCCGCGAACCGCCGAACCGAGTCCCGCATAGGCGCCGGCGGCGCCATTCGCGTCATCGACCATCCGGTTCACCGCCGTGCCAGCCTTGCCACCCCCATCCTCAAGGTCCTTCAGCGATCGATTCGCTGCGTCCACAGCGGCCTTGAACTGGCTGAAGTCGGCCTCGAATTTTGCGGAGATCGCCATTAGTCGGTCCTACTCGGTTGCTGCAACAGCTGCACGAGCAGCTGATAGTCGTCTTCGTCTAGGTCGCGCACATCACGGACAGGCCAGCCGGTTCGGAGGGCGATGGCGAGATCGCTGACTTGTTCTTCTTGCCATCGTGGATGTTTTTTTCCGCGGCCCGCTCCGCCTGCATCGCCTGCTGATGGGCCGAGACCACCGCGAAGAGTTCATCGAAGACGTCTTCGTCGAGGGCATCGAGCGCCTGCGCTAGACGCTGATCGGTGTCGATAGGGACGCGGTGGCCGGCGTCATCCACCAGCGTCCACTCGACCAAATAGGCCATGACCACGGCGGGGGCCGCCAGCGTGGGCATCTCCTGCATGGCGCGCATCTTGCGACTCTCCGCCGCATTCAAGCGCCGTTTGACCGTGAGGGTGTGACCGCCGCCGCTGGCGATCGTCAGGTCGAGGGTGTCAGGTCGAGCAAACAGGGAGGACATCGCAAGACTCCTGCGGCGACACCGACGCCGTCAGCGTCGTGCCCGCGATCTGCAGCGTGGTGACTGGCCAGCGCCAGCCATTGGGTGTCACGACTGTCAACGGCCGCTGCGAGACCCTGAAGTCGTCGTGTTCGAGCACCACCGCCGAGAACGTCCACGCCCCCGGCAGCCCGTCCACCGTCCACGGCCCGAGGGTCGCGGCCAGGCGGAAGCCCCAGCGGACTTCCGCGGCCGCGCCTCGGATGTGGTACGTGTTCCGTTCCGGCTGCGGCTCGGGCTGCGGCTCCATCCGTTACGGCTTGTGGCCCCAGCTCGAGGACGCCGCGAACGAGCCCGCCATCGTCACCGCGCCGTTCACGTCGACATCGATCGACGTGTTGAGCCACGCCGGTCCGTAGTCGTACGCGGTCGGCGTGTTGGTGAAATCCGCGTAGAGATACAGCTTCGTCCCGTCCGTCGAGATGCCCGCGGTGTACAACGGGTCCGTGCTCGTATCCCAGAAGCCCGAGAGGGTGCCCTTGAGATCAGGCAACCCCTGCACGTACGTTTTGTTCAGATCGCCAAACGCCGTCACCGGAATGAGATCCGTGTCCCGATTCAGCGTCCACTTGGTGAGGTTGCCGATCGCCACCGCCACCCCGGTGCCGTTCGGCGATGCGAAGACTTTGCCGCCCTTGCCTGCTGTCCGTGCCATGTGCTGCCCCCTGATTCACGAGCCCTTGGAGATCCCCAATTACACGGGCGGCCCTGGCCACCCATGACATCTCGGCCACACGGGCCGGTAAGTGCGCGGCCACCCGCGCCCGTCCGTCGTCATCCGCCAGCCACGACCGGATCAGCGGGCCCGCCTCGGACGGGGTCTGCACCGTCGGCACCAGCTCGCCGAAGACCTCAGTGACTTCTGCCCGCGGTGTCGACAGATGAAACGCCCCGCACGCCGCGAGCTCGTAGGCGCGTGGGTTCAGCGACTCGGCGTGTTCGATCTGCGGCGCCCGCTTGCCCCACCCGCGCGAGGTCCGGTACAGGTTGAGCCCGACCTTGGCCCGCCGGTAGAGCGCCGCGGTCGTCGCGTTCGAGATCGGCACGTCGTGGCGGACGTATTTCCGCAAGCGATGGTGCTGCAGCGGTTTCCACTGGCCGTACAACCCGAAGTCGATCCCCGTCCAGTCGATCGCCGACAGCCACGCGATCCGCTCCTCGAAGGCCGAGCCGACGAACACCACGTCATGCGCCGGGACCGCCGCATCGCCCGCCTGGGGTCCTGGCTGATGGCGTTCCGGGTGCCACGCATGCGGCAGATAGCCACTGCGGGGATTCACCGCCCGGAAGGCCGGCACCGCGGACCGTTCGTTCGTCCAGCAGCCATCCACGAGCGCAGCCATCGTCAACTCTTGGGCGTCGTACGGCGACTCCGTGAACAGCACCGTCACCCGCAGGCCCGCCCGCCGCATCAGCACCAGGACGTCCATGTGCAGGTACATCCCGCTGACCACGAGGACGGCATCGACCTGGTGCCGCAAGGCCATCTCGAGCGCCCCGATCCCCGCCTGGTAGAACACGTCGGCGCTGTTGGGCTTTTCAAAAGCCGGATCGGTTTTCCGCGCGACCTTCCACGCCGTGCGCAGCCACTTCTCCGCCCGTGGAATGCGGCCATCGAGCCGGTAGTCGATCACCTCGACGCCGTGATGCACGAGCCCATACCGCAGCCCCGTCGCGACATCCGCGGTCGACCAACTCGCACCGGGGTGCAGAAGCAGCACCTTCAAGCCGAGCGGCATGTCGCGCAGGTGCCGCACCGGCTCGCCGCCCACCAGCCGCGGCCGCGCGAGCACCAGCACGTCGTCCACCCAGACCGGCTCCTGTCCCGTCTTCGCGATCACGTCCACGATCCAGTCGAAGTCCACCTCGACGCGATGGTCGGCGCTGACCGGCAGGAGGCAGGCCACCGGGGCGACGAGACAGCTGCCCGAGATATGGCGCACCCGGAGGATCGGCTCGTCCCACAGCACGAACCGCTGCCCCTCAAACGGCGGGCTGAGGAACTTGACCAGCGCGGCGCGTCCCGCCTGCAGTTGGGGTCGCAGCCGCTCGAACGCGCCGTCGACATAGACGTCGTCATCGCCGAGCGCACAGAAGAAGTCCGTCCGCGCGAGGGTCATCGCGTGATTCAGCTGCGGGTTGCCGTAGAAGTGCGTGCCCCCGTCGAATTCGTGATACGCGAAGCAGGAACCGTAGCTCTCGACGAGCGCCTGGATGTCCGGCCGGGGCCCCTGCTCGAACCGGTCCAGCACCACGAGGACCCTGTCTCCGTCGATCAGCGCCTGTCGCGCGATCGAGTCGAGCGTGTGGCGCAGGCCAGGCAGCCGTCCGAGCGTGGGGATCGCGATGGTGAGGGTGGGGGGCCGTTGCATCAGGCCACCGTGATGACCTTGACGAACGACAACAGCGTGTCGCCGATCGCGGCCCCCGAGAGATCACACACCTGGCTCCAGCCGCTCCGCGCGGACAACGAACTGAACGTAAACGTCATCCCCGAACAGCCCGTGAGATCGGCCACCGCGGAAAACGTCAGCTGTCCTTTGCCGTAGATCCACAGGCTCTCATCCGCCACGAGGGCACTATTCGGCACATCCAGCGTGAGGGTCACGCTCGCGTGGAGGCCCAGATTGGAGGAGACGGCCACGACGGTGACCGGCGCCGTCCCCGTCATCATCAGCGGCGCGTCGAACCAGAGCGACACGGTCAGGAGTTGATTGGTCGTCGCCGCCGGATTGAACGCCCCCGGATACACGCCAATGAGCAAGGGTTGCGGCGAGGCCATCACGCCGTACTCCCCGCCGCGGTGCTGCCACCGGATGGACGCATCGACCTCGTCCACCTCGGTCATCCGCACGCGCGATTCCCGCGCCATCGTCATGGCGGCGTAGCCTGTCGCCGTGAGCGCTCCGCCATCGAGGAGGGTGTCAATCTGCTTCGCTGCGGCCTTGATGTCGCCGCCCGTCGAGGTCAACACGACCGCCTTCACGAGGTAGCGCGCCACTTCGAGTCCGCGCGCTTGGAACACCGCCTGGTCGTGCTCGTCGATGAGCGAGACGATCCCAAAGCGTTGCGCCCCGGCGCGCGCTTGATTGAAGTACCAGCCATCCGGCAAGAGCGCCGTGAGCGTGGCATCCGCCAACAGCTTGGAGACGAGCGCCCCGTCGATCTCGGAGCTATCCGCCATCGCCCGTCACCGTCGTGGCCCCGCGTCGCAGGACCATCGCCTTCAGGAGATTCGTCACGTTCCGCCGCGCCCGTCCGACCGAGCGCGCGAAGATGTGCGTCGGCGGGGTCTTCCCCCACATCGTGCCGGTGTTCTTCCCGCTGGCCCAGTGCCGCGCTTGCGAGCCGTTGTCGAACAGCCACGCGATCGGGGACCCGCTTTTGAGCTCGCGGCCCGTGGTGAGGTTGCCACTGACTTTCAACGGCACGATCTGCAGCCGTTTCCGCAGGGTGCCGGTGTGCCGATGCGCCCCATAGACTTGGGCGACCGCGACGTAGGCGCCGTTGACTTCCCCTTCGATCACCTTCGCGGCCTCGCCCGTACAGGCCGTCGGCAGCGCCTGCAGCTCGGCGCGATACTCCGCGAGGCCGGTCCAGACGACGGCCCCCACTACGCCACCGCCTCGTCGCAGGCCAGGACGAGGTCGCGATGCCCTTCGTCGGGGTCACAGGTGCCACTCACGTAGAGCGTGCGATCCGTGGCGCCGTCGTGATACGTGACGCGCGTCTTCGTCGTGACGCCGGTGCGGTAGCCGATCGTGACGAGGTGGGTCGCGGTCGACGCGAGGGTGCTCGCCACGAGCTGCTCGAGCGACCGGGCCGTCGCGGGCTGGACGCACGCCGCAATCCGCCGGCACAGCACCACGTACGTCTGCGTGTAGCCGCCGTCCCCGTCCGGTGTGGTGACGTCGGGGGTCTCGAGCGTGACGCGGTGCCGCTTCTGACCCGCCAGCATCGCCATCAGGCGCCCCCCTCGTCCTGCGGGGGTTTCCAGTAGACGACGTCATCCCAACAGGCCTGCGCGGCCGATCGCGCCTGGTCCGCGCCCTTCGTGAACCCATCCCGATCGGCATCGCACGCGCCGATGTACAACCGGCACCCCTGCTTGATGCGTTCGGGCACCAGGTCCGCGCTCGTCCAGCCGACCACGTAGGTGATCGCGACCGCCGCGACCCGCCGATCGGATTGCACCGACGGCCACGTCTGATTCGCCGCGCGGACGACGCTGCCCGGCCGGCTCGTCGTGTCCACCGTGTAGGCCGTGGTCGCCAGGGTCTGCTGGGCGCCGTTCGCGTCGTAGTACGTGATGGACGTGATGCTCTGGAGCGGCGCCGCCATCGGCAACCAGATCCGCTCCGCAAAGGACGGCACCGTCAGGGTCCAGGTCTGCGTCAGGAGGCCCCGCGCGAGCCGCGCCTCCGCCGCTTGCCGGGCAGCGACGATGTAGCCGTCGAGCAGCGCGTTCTCGTCGTCGAGATCAATCCGGCACTGCGCCTTCGCCTGCCGGAGCGTGATCGGTTCGATCGCGGGCGGCGTGGTCAACACCCATTCGCAGCCCACGCCGTCGAGGCTGGTCACCGGCTGGAGCCTTTCGTCGTGTGGCCTTTCGCGGGCGGCAGGACGGCGCGTTCGGCGTCACGGACGGTGGCGGCTTCCTGCACGGCGACGGCCGCGGGCGGATCGGGCACGTCCTCGCGGGGATCCGACCAGCCGAGATGCGCGAACGCCGCGAGCAGGACGGGATCACCATCCGTGCAGAGCACCGGCACGCCATCGCGCGTGATGCGCTTGGCCTGTCGGCGGACGAGTTGTTCGAGGACCGTCATGGAGACTCCCTTCTGCTGGACGCCGGACGACACAGGAGAACGGCGGGACACCCCAGGGCATCCCGCCTCGGATCGCGTTACTTGTCGCCAGCCGGTCCCTTCGGCCCGTCGCCGCCCTTGGGCCCCTCGCCGCCTGCTGGTCCCTTCGGACCTGCCGGACCCGCCGGGCCTTTCGGCCCCTTGTCGCCTGTGGTGTCGCTCATGGTGGTGCGCTCCTGTGTGTGTGGGTGGACGAACGCGGTTAGTTAGGGCCGATGCGGATCGCCGGGCTGTTCGAATGCCGGCACGGGTTTGGTGACGTTCGCGGTGCTACCGTCGCCCGGGTTGGCGATCGGGACTTCGGGTGCGAGCGTCGAGCCCGGGACATCCGGGCCCGGCGCGACGCCGAGCGGCGCTCCCGTCGACACGGTCGGGATCGTGTTGGGATTGAGGTGGTATTCCTTCATCGCGTCCCTCCAGAGAGAAACAGGGTCATCGGAGCAGTCGGCCGATCACCCACGCGCCCAGACTCCAGCCCGCGCCGGTGAAGAATCCGACGCAGCACCAGACGCCGATCGCGTACAGCGAGACCGTTTCGGGCATAGGTGAGTCCTCGTGCGCGCGGGGAGACAAGAACAACGAGACGGTCGGCTATACGTCGGCCGCCTCGCCGGGTGGTGGTCGTCCTACGTGGCCGCCATCTGGATCGCGCGGACCGGGTGCGTGCCCGCGTCGAGCAAGTCCCCGTCCGTTCGGGAGAAGGCCAGGAACGCGACCTGGTGGTACTCGGCGAAGCGTTCGTCGAGGCGGAGGAGGGTCACGTCCCGCACGTCGCGAATGAGGTACTTGCTCAGGTCGCCGAAGATGATCGGCTTGCTGGTCGCGGTCATCGCCGCCATGTCCTGATTGATCACGTACGGGCTGCCCATGAACGTGTCGGGCGCCCCGTCGACGAGGCCAGGCAGCCAGATGGGACGACCCTGCGAGTCGTTGATCTGTTTCAGCTTCGCGAGGGTGGAATCCGCCCACATCCACTTGGCGTTGCGCCGGTAGCTCGGATCGACGGCGTGATACGCCGTGATCAGCTGCGCCAGGGTGATCGTGGTGGTCGATCCGGTCGCGACTTGGGTGGCCGTCGCGGCGACGACGATCCCGTTCGGGCGGCCGGTGCCGGTGCCGGTCGTGAAATGCGTGTTGGTGATGCGCCCGATGCGCGTGCCGAGCGCCGAGCCGAGGAACTGCGGCAGGTTGATCGAGTTGTCCTGCAGGAGCTCGACGGAGACCAGGACGTACTTGCTCGAGTACTTGTAGGCGTCGAGCACCAGCTGGCCGAACGCGACATCCTGGGCCGCGGCCGTCGTGTTCTCGACGAGGATCGCGCCCACGTTCGACGTGTCGTCGCAGGTCGGGATCGGCAGCGGGCCGCCGGTGTCGGTGCGGAGGACCGTCGCGACTTCGCGCATGCCGCCAAACGACAGCATGGCCACTTCCAGCTCACGCATCATCGCGTCCTGGATGGTGTAGCCGCCGCCGGCCGTCGAGGACTGCGGGCCGCCGAGCGCGCGGAGCTCGTCCTCCCACTGGCGCCGATCCTCACGGCGGAGAGACCGCAACGGGCGCTCCGGCAGGTGCATCGTCAGGATCTTCGAGGTCACGTCGAGCCCCACGCGCTTGGCCGCCGCCAACTGGCGCTCGTTGGGCGCGACGTCGGTCGCTTTGAGCCCCCAGGCACGGAGGGCGTCTTCGTGATCGCGCCGGCCCTGCACGAGCCGGGACTCGTAGCTGGTCGACCCGCGGGTCTCGCCGTTGCTCGGGGCGGCCGCTTCCGATCGCCGTCCGTCCGACGCCTCGAGCTCGGCCATCGTGTCGGCCTGACGCTTCATCAGCCCCACCGTCTTGGTGAGCTGCTCGATGTCTTTGTGGAGGTCGTTGAACTTCTTCTCTTCCTCCTCGCGGAGGACCTCGCGTTTGTCGGTCGCCGCGGCGTCGAGGATCTGCTGCGCTTCGTTCGCCAGCCGTCCCTTTTTCTCGAGCAATTCGGTGATGGTCATGTCGTGCCCTCTGCTGCTTGCCTGAGGGAACGACCTGAAATGGAACGGGCGCCTGCCAACAGGCGAAGCTCGTGTTGACGAGTTCGCGTGTCGGAGGCGCCCTAGATGGCCAGGAGGCTGCCGAACTGTTGTCGCCGCCGGATCCGTGTCAGGTAGCCAACACGGCGCCGGGGCTCAGATGTGTACCGATCAGTGTGGCACGTTTGGATGGTGCCTCCTAATTTTCGATTGTGGCCCTCGTGAAGCCAGCACCATGGCGAGCCGCTGCCGCGCGTCCTGCAGGCTGACCGGCTTTGCGCACCACGCCCGCCAGAGCTGACGGTAGGCCGCTTCCACCGCCTCCGTGTAGCCCGCCATGATCGGCGACGCCTGGAAAATCCGCCGCAGATCCTGCCGCAGATCGTTCAGTTCGGAGCGCCAACCGGTCACGCAGGAGGCCGCCTTCTCGATGTACTGCTCAGGCGTCTCCGTGATGAAGGCGTCCAGCCCCAACACGTGGTTGATGCTGTGGGAGGTCCGCTGAATCACCCGCGGCCCGGTCAACGTCACCGTGGGCACGCCCATCCAGGCGGCTTCACAGGTCGTGACCCCGCCCGTCTGCGGCCACGTGTCGAGGAACAGATCCACCTGCTGAAACATCAGCATGTGCTCCTCGTGGCCGGTGGATCCGAGGATGTCCACGCGGTCGATCACCGGCGCCAACCGTCGGCGCATCCAGTCAACAAAGCTCTGGCAGTACTGCGACTTGAGAATTAGCCGCGCGTCGGGCACGCGCTGCAGGAGCTGCAGCCAGACCGCCAGGACCTCGTCGTTGATCTTCAAGCTGCGATGAAAGGCTCCGAAGACCGGCGGCCCCGTCAGACAGGGCGCAGGGTTCGGCCCTGGCAGCTCCGCCGGGCCCTCGTAGGTGATGATGCAGGGCAGCTCCACAATCCGTTCGATGTGCTCGTGGCGGCGCTCGGGCGGGATCACGATGGCATCGGACAGCAAGCCGTCCATCGCGGGCCACCCAACCCCCGTCGCGTAGCCCCACCCGGTCAACTGAATCGGCGCCGGCTTCATCGCGAAGACTTGGAGCTGGTTGTAGGCCGTGTACCCGCTCAGGTCCACCAAGATGTCGATCGCGTCCCGGCGGATCAAGTCCGCCACGGCCCAATCAGGCCGCCCGACGCAGTCTCGCCAGCCAGGCAGCGCCCGGTAGGTGTTCGTGATGCTGTGGTACTTGTCGTGCGGGGTCGCGCTGTAGAAGAACGGCAGGACCGCGTCTGAATGCCGCGTGACGACGCGATGGAACACGGCGGCCGCGCTGTGGAAGATGTAGTCCCCGGAGACGTAGCCCACCCGCAGCGGCCGGTCGGGGTCCTTGTCGTTGTCATGCGGCCGCCGGTCCCTGTAGAGCGGCTCACCGAACTGTGCCCACCACTTCTGCCGCTGTTTCTGCGCCTGCTTCGCCGTGGTGTCGGGCAGCACATCGAGCACGAGGATCAACCGGTTCAGCGCCTCGATGTACGACGGATCGATCGCCAGGGCCTTCCGGTAGCAGTCGAGGGCCAGGTCCATCTTGTTCCCTTGGAATTGGAGGATGGAGGCCAGGGCGTCGTACGTGATCGGCTGGGCGAAGCCGTGGCGCAGCAGCTTGCGGACAATCGGCTCGGCCCCGTCCCAGTCGCCGTCGTCGTAGAGCTGCTGGGCGTGCGCGATGTCGTCGAGAATGTCCTGCGAGATAGTGGCTGGCGGCGCCTTCACGACGGCATCGGCTCAATCGTGCCGATGTAGAACTGTCGGCGGTAGCGGGCCCACGCCTGCTCCACGAACTCACGTCCCATCTCCGGACAGAACGCCAGCACCGTGACGTCATCCTTCCCGATGGCCGCGTCGACCGCCTCACTCAGGCTGATGTCCCGCGGGACACACACGGAGGCCCACTTGCGCTCGCAGCCGAGGACGACCTTGTAGCTCACCGCTCCGCTTTCTCACGCAACCAGATGAAGAAGCGATCGACCCACGAGGGGGTGTCGTCCACGCTCACCGCGCCATCCGCGTCAGATGGATCTTTCGCGCGAAGTCGATCGACATCCCGCGCTGCGCCTGCCTGAACTGACTGAGCGCCCGCTGCGCGACCTGCACATCCGTCGAGGGATACGCCGGGAACGACACGATCGAGACTTCCGACACGCGCATGTCGATCACCTCGCGGACCGGCAGGTCGTCCTCCATATGCCAGTCGTCCTCCATGACCCGGAAGGCAAACGACATCCCCGATACGTCCCCGCGCGCCACGGACTCGAGGATGTCCCGCGCCGCCGTCGTGTTCGGGGGGTCGATCTCCACGCGCAGGCCCTTGCTGTCCTTCTTCAGGCTCAGCGTGCCCGCTCGCGTGCGGCCGATGATCTTTGAGCTGTCGTGGTCGACGAGCGCGCGCACATCCAAGGCCTCGGACAGCGTCCGATCGATCGCCTCGGGCAGAATCCGCTCCTTGAACCCGCCCAAGTCTTGCGACAGGTCATGAAACCGAATCGCGTAGCCGCGCAGCTTCCGATCGCCGGAGGGATCCATCCGAATCTCCCCGGTGTGGCGGCGTTCGATCTCACCGGTGAGTGGTGGCATGGCTGACCTCTTCCCTCAGAATCTGATCGGCGATGGCGTCTGACCGTTCCAGTTCCCACCGCCGCAATAGGGTTTCCAACGACTCGGCGTAGTCCTCCGGTTCGCTGTCGAGCGCGGCGCGCAGTTGCCGGATCGACTCCGTCACGTGCGCCTTGGCCAACTCGCCGGCCAGTGTGCTCGGGTCCTCCTCGGACTGTTGCCACGCCAGATGGGTCCGGATCGCCGGCAAGAGCGCCGCCCTGACGATGTCGACGTGGCTCGGGTAGAAGGCCTCCACCCACGCGCGCATCTTCTCGGGCGTGGCCTGGGCTCGTCGGGCCTTCTCGGTTTCCCGCCGGATCATCCGGCCCATGGCATCGGCGATCAGACTCCGGTGCGCCCCGATCACGCCCTGCATCCGCACCCGCTCACGCTCGCGTTGGGCCGTCACCTCGGATTCCAACCGCGTGATGGCCTCCCCGTTCGCCGTGGTCAGCACGACAGACGCGGCTTCCCGGTCCGCGAAGTCGGCCAAGGCCTTCGTGGTATGCGCTTCCCGCTCGGCCAGCGTCCGTGCGGTCTCGGCTTCTTTCGCGAGGGCCTCCGTGACGAGGCCTTCGAGCCTGACGCGCTCAGCTTTGTTATCCACCTCGCGAATCGCGGCCTCGATGCGCGCCTGAAAAGCATGTTCTTCGCGAGCATCCACCACCGCGCGCTCGGCATCGGTGGCCCGCTTCACCGCCTCGTCGCGCTCCACGATGACCGCCCCCGCATCGATCCTGACGGCCGTCGCCTCCTGCTCCGCGGCTGCCCGCGCTGCGTCCGCCGCCTCTCGTTCAGTCTGTGAACGAGCGGCCTGTTCCTGCGCCAGTAGCAACGCCGACCGCAGAGTGTTCACTTCCTGAATAGCGGCGGCATGCGCGGCGGCCAGCGTTCGCGCCTCTTCTTCGTGGACCTTCGCGCTAGCCAGCATGATGCTGCTCTCAGCGGCGGCCTGCGCCTGCGCCACCTTCTCCACGTAGGCCTCGGCCCGTTCCTCCGCGGCCGCGATCGCCTTCCGGATCTCCGCGATCATCTCGGCGGCGTTGACTTCGTCCGTCGTCGACTGGTCATCCTTCGGCGGGTCGTCCTTCGGCGCCACGGGTGCCGGGGGTGGCCGCACCTGCGCGTCGATCACGTCGTTGATCCGGTCGGCCGGCGTCATGTTCAGCGGCACGAGGTAGATGTCCCCGGACGTCCCGGGGAGCTTGTTCATGTTTTCTTTCTCGCAGATGTTGTTGGCCGACAGCCAGCCCCACTGACGCCCCACCGCGTAGGCGGCGTATCGGCTCTGGATGTCCCCGCGCAACACGCCGTCGATCAGGTGTTCGGCGAACTGGAACCTCCGTTCGAGGGGAGACACCAGCTTGCGGTTGATCTCCTGCTCCCAGCGCACGAACCACGGCCGCAAGGTGTCGGTGTAGTACTCGATGCCCTGGTGCTCGATGTTGTTGTTGGTCGAGCGCAGCAGGTGTTGGATCTTGTGGGGTGGCATCCGGAACCAGCGGCACTGCTCCTCGAGCTGGAACATGCGCGTCTCGAGAAACTGGGCATCATTCGGCGGGATCCCCAGCCGCTGGTATTTCATCCCTTCTTCCACGATCAGGAACCGATGCGCCCGTTCGACGCCGGTATGCGACGCCGCGATCGACTCCTTGAAATTCTTCTGCGCCGCCGTCGTCATCGTCCCGGGGTGCTCGAACACGCCGCCGAAGCTGCTGCCGTTGCCGAAGAACGTCCCGCCAAACCGCTCCGTCGCCAAGCCGAGCCCCACACTCTCGCGCGCCTTCGCGACCACGGAATAGCCCAGCAAGCCGTCGTAGCCCAACCCCGGCACGTGGAGCATGTCAGCGGCCGGAATCGACACATCGCCCCCGCTGTAGCCCGCCACGCGATACCAGACGCGGCCCGTGACGCTGTCGCGGTACGGCATCACCCGGTCCGGCGTCAGTGGCCACAAGTGGAACGGCCGGCCCTGGCCATCCCGTTCAATCTCCGCGTAGCCATTCCCCCAGGTCAGCGCGTGCGCGGTCACCGTCTGCCGAAACACCATCGAGGACATCTCCGGGTTCGGCTCATCGTGTAGCAGGCGGTAGAGTTTGGAGTCGGTGTAGCGCGTTTTGTCGCCGTCTGCGTCCCGTTTGTAGAGGATCAACGGCGCGGAGGCCACGTCTTCACTGATGTTGCGCACGCACGCGAACAGCGGGGCGTACGCCAGCGCCGTCTGCTCACTGACATGCACCCCGGTGCTGGTCGACGGGGCCGCCCACAACCGCGCGAGCTCCGGCGAGCTCGAGGTGATCGGCCCCGACCAGATCCCGCGCCACGCCTGCGCGAGCGCCGCCCACGGATGCCGCCGAATCGACACGGTCGCCATCTAGTCCTTCCGCTCCCACTGGGTGCAGCCGAAATCCGCCCGCGTCGAGAGCACGATCCCTTCGACGTTCGCCCGCACGACGAACCGCCGATCGGTCCGGGTGTCCGGGGTGTCCGCACTGCGTCGGCACCGGCCCCAGTCGGCCACGCCTTCGTACGCCGTCCACCACTGGCAGTCGCCACAGACCGGAGGGGTGCGCACGGTCTTCGCCATCAGAACACCAGCGCCCCGCGCGACTCGTAGACCGATCGTTCCGCCGCCGGCGACGCCGTCATCTTGGCCACCGCGTCGATCAGGGCCACGCCGCCGTCGATGCGTTTCCGTTGGTCGATCTTCACGGGCCGGATTTCCCGCCAGGTGTTCTCTTCCTTGCCCAAGTTCGAGATCGTCCAGGCCATGCACGGATTCCCGTCGTGCGTGACGTTGACCGTGATGATCAAGGCTTCGGTGAGCTTGCTGGGTTCTGAGAGACGGCGGAACCCTTGCGGGACCTCGTCCACGAGCTCCTCGCCGAACTGGCGTTTGAGTTTCGACACGACGCCGGCGGCGCCCGCCTGGTCGATGCCGATCCCCCGGATGCGGAACTCCACCGCGAGCACCGCGATGATGAACTCCACGATCGCGTCGTGGTCGATGAGGCTGCCGGGGGTGGTGGTCACAAAGCCGTCCCTCGCCCAATCGGGATACGGGATCTTGTCTTCCTGGGCGCGCGTGTACAGCGTCTTCTCGGGCATCCAGAAGAACGGGAGCACGTCGATCGCGCAGTCGATGGTGGGGTGGTCCTGGTCCGGTGGCGTGTCCGCGCTCGCGGCGGCCGCCTGGATCTCCCGCTGAAGTACGCGCGGAAAGATGCAGACGACCGCCGAGAGATCGATTTTGTCGGACAGGTCGATGCCGACAAAACATTCCCGGCCCGCGAGCGAGGCGCGAAAGCCCGCCGGCGCCGGCGTCGTGCACGCGGCCCAGGCCTCCGTCGTGATCCACACGTCGCGCTGCTGCGTCCACTGGCAGAAGTTCAGGCGCCGCACCATGTTGCGTTGCGACGGAATGGCGATCGCCTCGCGGACCTGTTCGCGGAGGTATTCCCACGGCAGGGACACGCCCAGATTCGGGTTCGCCTTGCGCCAGTGGTCGCCTTCGACTTTCCAATCGTCGCAGTCCGGGCAGTCGTCCGAGGGCTGGAGCTTCCCCGCCGCGTGGCAGCGATCGCAGGCGTCGAGATGACAGACGAACGCGAACCACGACTCGTTGACGACCGTGCCTTCGAGGATCTGGCGCGAGTAGTCGTGGTACTGCCAGCACACCGAGTCCTGGTCGAACCCGGAATTCGTCGGAATAAAGATCAGCGCGTTCGGGCGACCCTTGATGCCCGCGCGCAGCTTGACGACGACCGTGCTGCTCGGATGTTCGTGGAGCTCGTCGACGACGGCCCCTTGCACGCGCTTCCCATCGAGCCCGCGCTTCTCCGCCGAGATCGGCCGGATGAACGAGCCGGTTGTTTTGACTGAGAGGTTGTTCCCCAGAACGGTGATCAACTGCTGCAGCGCCGGCGACGCCGCGACCATCTTGACGCAGTCGGTAAACGCGATCTTGGCCTGGTCCTTCGTAACGGCGGCACAAAATAACTGCGCCCCTCGGACGCCGTGCCGCACGAGCAGGAAGATCAAGAGGCCCGCGCCCATCGGCGTCTTGCCGCAGCCCTTCCCGCCCTCGAAATAGGCGATCCGGAACCGTTGCTGCAGCCGGGTCGCCCCGGTGCTCTTGCTGGTGATGGACGCGAACCAGCCAAACAGACTGCCCACAATGAACTGTTGGAACGGCGTGAGGACGAACGGCGTCCCGGCCTCCGGGCTGACATCGGCCGCGGCTTCGACGTCTTCGTTCGCGTCGGTTTCTTCCGGGAGGCACAGCACGGAAGGAAAAAAGTCGATCGCCTCCTGCGCCTCCTCGGGCTTCCAGACGAGACCTTTGGCCTGCTGGCGCGTGAGGTCGTCGAGGTGCCGCGCGCAGGCCAGGCGGACCAGTCGACACGCAATAATCCGCAGCGCCAGGACGTCCTTCGCGTAGCGGGTCACCGGATCGAGCGCCGCGGGCTGCTGCTTCACGCGCCTGCTTTCTTCGTAAACCGATCGAGCGGATTCGCCACCGGTTCCACCTGCGCCGCATACATCGGCTTCCCGAGCGGCGCCAAGCCGAAGTCCTTGAACCAGGTCCCCACGCGGGCCATCAGGCCCCGGTGATCGGCGTCCGGCAGACTCAAGGCCCGCTCCGTCGCCACGGCCCGGCAGAGCATCACGAACGCCCCCGCCGTCGCCCGGGTGAGGGTCCGCGCCTCGAACGCATGGGGCGCGAGCTCGTGCCAGACCGCCACCGTCTCGCGGCTCAGGGCCGCCAGCGCGTCGACCCGGGCCTGGGCCTCGGCGATCTGCCACGCCTCTGCACAGGCCGCCTGGAGGGACCCGAGGGCCGCGGTCAGGGCCTGCAACTGCGGCGGGGCCGTGAGCGAGGCCGGCGGCTCGAACGTCTCCACCGGCGCCACCGCCGTGGAACTGGGGTGCTGGAGCAGGATGCCGCGCTTCCCGGCGTTGCCGCCGATCGCCCGCTGGAGGTCGGATTGCCGCTTGCGGCCCGATCCGGTGCGCCGTCCGCCGCTGCCTCGGCCACCCATTGGTTTAGACCTTCACCCCGCTCGAATTTTTGAAAACACAGAACTTTTGAAAACGCGAAATTGTGCGCGAGCGAGCTCGCGGTTTCCCGTTCGCCCGGTCCCGGAGGATTGCCCCCCCCCTCCCCCTCACTCTCCGCCCGCTTACCGCTCGCTTTGCGACTTGCGCATGTGACAGGGTTCGCACAGCGCCTGCCAGTTGTGCTCCTGGTCCCAGAACAACGTGCGATCACCGCGATGCGGGACGATGTGGTCCGTCAACGTGGCCACCGTCGTGTGTCCCTCGACGTAACAGCGACTCATGACGGGTGGCTGTCCCCCAGGTCGTGCCCCACACCAGGGGTACTGCTGAAGGAAGCGCTTCGAGGCCTTACTCCAGGCCTTGGTGTAGCCCCGTCGGTACGCGTTGAGCCGTGGTTCTCTGGGGGCATCGCTCACTGCTGCTCAATCCGCAGCTGAAACGAACACTCCTTTGTTTGGGTCGGCGATTCACTGGTCACGATCCGGTTGTTCACCGCATACCGGGCCCCGATGGTGCCCCCTGCTAATCGCACTTGCGTCTTTCGAGAGCCTGAGAGAATCGAGGCGTTGTCGATCGTGAGGGCATCGGCGGTGGTCGGACTCACGAACACCGAGAACGCCGACGTCGCGATGGTCACCGATGCGGCCAGGTTGTCGGCATCCCAATCGAATTCATAGACCTTGACGTCGGCGGGATCTTTCGTGACCAACGCTCCTGGAACGATCGTGATCGTGCTCATGTCCGGATCGACCAATCATCCGCAGGGACGAGAATCACGATGTCGTCGGCAGGGACCTGGATCACGTAATCCGCCGTCGGGGCGATCACCACGGCGCCCGTGACCGTGACCGTGCCCACCGCGCCTGCGGAAGACACCCCTGTCAGGGCGACCGTGCCCGTCTTGGTGTAGGCGACCGTGCCGACGCTGCCGGTCGCCGCGACACCGGACGGACTGAGGGCGGTCCCTGGGGGACACGTCCCGACGGCGGTCGTCCCAGCGGCCCCCGTGAGGGGCACCGTGCGTGAGGGGGTGACCGTGCCGAGCCCACTGGTGGACGACACCCCAGAGATCGCGACGGTGACGTTGCCCGCATCGCCGCCCGTGGTGCCCACCGTCCCGACCGCCGGTGTGGCGCTTACGCCGGTCAGTCCGATCGTCGTGGAGGGGGCGACCGTGCCCCCGGCGGTGGTGCTCGAGACGCCGGTGATCCCCACCGTGCGTGAGGGGGTGACCGTCCCCACCGCACTGGTGCTCGAGACCCCCGTGAGCCCGAGCGTGAGCGCGACGCCCAGGAGTCCCGCCGCACACGTCGCCGCCACCCCGGAGAGGGCGACGGAGACGTTCGCCGTCGCCGCCGGGACGAAGCGGCGGACCTTCCACGGAAACGGTTGGGACCTCCCGAAGCGCGCCATGGTCTTACGCCAAGCGAATCAGCGCGTTCGAGGCGTCGTTGGCCGGCATCGTCAAGGTGAACGTGCCCGCGGTCACGGTCTGACTCCCGAAGGTGTGGACCGAGATGGCCTTGTTGCTCTGGCTGGAGTTGTAGATCAGCACCGCGTCAAAGGCGGTCGCGAGGGTCACGGTCGTGTAGACGATCGAGGCCGACGGCGTCCAGATCGCCGTGGTGCTCGAGGAGGAGGGGGTCGTGGCGTTTGTGACCGTCACGCCGCCCGCGGTGTACCCGGTGCCGCTCACTTCCGTCGAGCCCGTGATGTCGCTCAGGTTCGTCGTGGCCGCGCCACACGTCCCAGACGCGAGCACGAGCGCCGCTTTCACGGTGTCCGTGGTCGGCGACGTGAGCGACGTGCGAGAGGTCAACGTCGCCGCCCCGAGTTGGTGATACGCCTTCAGGATCTCGACCTTGAACGACGTGGTCATCGCCTGTGCATTTGCCACTTACAATCCTCCCGCGATGGCGTCGGCGGTGACCGACGGTGTCTTGAGCACGACGTGTGCGTCCCGCCGCACGAGTTCCTCGCCGCGCCGCCACTCGACCCAGATCACGAACTCCGCGGGCCGGGACTCGAAGCCTTCTGTTTTCGACAGAAGCGCTTCCTCGATCGGCCCGTGGACCGTGTTGATCAGCGCCACTAGACCTCGACCGTCACCCAGCAGATCGCGTTGACCGCGACACTGGCCTTGACCCGGATGCGCAGTGCGGAGACCGCATCACAGTAGGGTTCGCGCCCGAGCGGAAACTGCTTGGTGTACTGGGCGCCGGCACTCGCCGCGGGACAGGTCAGGACGCGCGCATCCAACACCCGTGTGGCCGTGATCGATCCCTCGGAGGTGCAGGTGTAGCCGGTCGCCGACGTCCCCACACTGAAATAGGTGGTCGAGGTCGTGCTGAGGCCGTGCGCGTCGAGCCCCACGAGATCCCCGGCCGCACTCGCCGTCACCGTGCCGAACACCGTCCCGGTCTCGAGGAGTTCGCAGGTGACGATGCTCGCGGCCACGCCGTCGAGGTCAATGCCCCACTCCACGATCTTGTAGCGGACCGCGGTGACGCCTTTCAGTTGCAGCATCGTCTTGATAGCCGTGCCGGTTGTCACCCACGCCTGCGAGGCCGTCGTCGGAAAGGGACCGTTGTAGATTTGATAGAGGGCCATTCACTCTCCTAATGCGTGCTCGCCCGCGTGACCGCTTGCCGCAGAAACACGGGCCGCGACAACGCCAACGCCGCCCCGCCGACGTCCGCGATCTCGAGATAGCAGAGCGTCCCGTACGTCGCCCCGCTCAATTCCAGCGTAAACGTGGTGGTCGAGAACGTGACCCGTGTCGCGGTGTTACTCGCCGCCCAGTTGTCCTTCGACATATCGGCGCCCGTCGCGTCAATGACGCGCGTGTTGCCCGTCGGCGTTTGCGGTCCGATGGTCATCAAGGTCGAGCCGTTGTCCTTGATGACCACCTTCAACAAGGCGAACGCGACGTTCCATGGATCGCCCAGCGCAAAGCGGATGTCCTTCTGGCCCGTGGTCGGCAACGTGACGCTGAACACGGCCGTCGCGCCGCCAGGCCCTGAATAATTGACGCCTGAGAGTTCGGGTCCAGGCGGCACGGTCGCATTGCGATCCGCCGTGCCCACCGCTCCACTCGACCAGTAAAACGTGATGCCATTCCGCGTCTGGGACGAGGTCTCGCCGACGACGTACGTATGGTTCGCGCCGGTGCTGACGTAGCCCGACGTGCCGCGCATCTCGAACCCGTACGTGGCCACGTCAGAACACCGACCGCATGATCGCGTCCAGTTTCGGTTTCAGCTCAGACTTCGCGGCCTCGTACGCCGCTTTCCGCGCCACGATCGCGGCGTCGAGCTCCGCTTGTTTCGCGCTCCCCGCTTTCACGCTGCCGGCCAACTCCAACTCGCGGAACCAGAGCGCGCGGAAGTCGCTGACCGTCTGCTCGTCTGCGTCGACCGCGATCGGCGTGACCAGGTCGATCGGCTGATCGATCAGATCGGTGACGGCCGCCTCAAACGCCAGGCCCTTGTTCAAATAGCCCAGGAAGTTCTGCGCCTTCGCCCGCAGCCACTCCGCGAACGGTTCCGTGGCCGGGGTCGGATCCACCTGCTGGACGATCGGCGGGAGGTCAGGGCCGGTGTAGACCAGCGTGAGCGTGACGCGCCCGTCGGCACTGCGCACAGGGGCGGTCGGTTTGACGGTGTCGTAACTCATGCCACGAGCTCCGCGTGGAAATCAGGTGCGAGGCGCGGGGGGGCGGGACGCCGCGTCACGCGCGGGAGCTCCTGCCGGTCCGACCACACCGACTCCCCGCTGTCGGTCTCAGGGACGAGGGGGGCAATCTCGAGGGGCGGTTCGCGTAATTGCGCCGACGCCATCAGTGCACCAGGTCGCGTCGGGGAACTACACACGGTCCAGTGTGGGCTGCGCGGAACGGGTCGGGGGGTTTGTGATGTTTTACTCGACGCCGGCGGCGCAGCTCGTCGAGATCGCGGCGGATGATCTCGGGGAGGCTGACGTCGTCCTTGAGGGCGCGTTTGGCGTACGTATCGAATTGTTTGGTGGGCAGCGTGATGCTCACGCGGGTGGAGGGATCGTCGGGGTCGAGGGGCGGGCGGCCCGGGGGACGTTTGGGACGGCCGCACGCAGGACAGGGCCGCGGCGGCCGGGCGGGCATGTCAGTGCACGACTCGATGCGTCACGCGCGGGGGAAGCGTTCCCGGATCTGGCGCTTGGGGATCTACCGCGTCGGCGGGTGGGGGTTGTTCGCGCACCGCGCTGCGGATCTTGGCGAGGAGGCCGAGGGCCAGCGTCCGCTCCGCCGGCGAGCGCCGCGTGAGCATCGTCAGCGCGGCCCCTTCCTCGAGCGTGAACACGACGAAGAGACGCTCCGCCATAGGGGTTAGGATCCTTCTACTGCGCGCACGGGTTGAGGGATCCATCATGCGCGCCGGTACGGACGAGATTCCGTGGGCGCGATGCTGGAGGTGCTCCCGTTGCTCCTGTTGCTCCCGAGGCCGTGGGAGACGGGGGGAGATATGCGATCCTGACTCCTGCCGATGCGACCGTTCGTCAAGCCGCTGACCACGCGCGACTGTGCCGATTTCATGGGGGTGTCCACCCAGTGGATTCGTCGAGCCATCACGGACGGCAAGACGCTCGAAGGGGGGACGATCGTGAAACTCGAGGCCGAAACGATCCCCCTCGCCCGGCGCTGCACGTGTCGGATTGATGCGGATCGGTTCCTCGAGTTCCTCCAAGCGATCGGGTGGAAGCACCTCCCTGCCCGTGTGGGTCGGCTGCCGTCCCTCGAGGCGTCCTATCCCGAGAGCGTGAATCAATGATCAGCACGCTGATCGTCGTCGGCGTGCTGTTGCTGTGGCTGCCGCTGTTCCTGTTTTCGGGGCGGAAGTAGATGGCTGAGCACCACGAACCGCGGGTCCTTCGCGAGTCGCTGCGATGATTCGCATCCACAAGAGCCCGACCGCCGACACGCGCACGTGCGACTTCGCGAACGTCACGAAAGACACCCTGCTCGCCAGTTCACAGCAACACATCGCGGATGTCTCGTCGGCGCTCTGGTTCTTCATGACGGAACTCACGGCTGCCGCCAAAAAGCACGACCCTGACAAAATCACCGACATCGACGGCTTCCACGCCGACTTCGTCACGGGCTTCAAACAGACCGGCTGGTGGGATCGGCATCGCAAGTTGAATCGGCACCATCTGGAGCAGCCAGACGGGTGCCCAGTCGATGTCAATCTCATCGACGTGCTCGACTACATCGCCGACTGCGTGATGGCAGGAATGGCGCGCAGCGGCAGCGTGTATCCGCTCAAGCTTGGGCCGGAGCTGCTGGAGCGGGCCTTCCAGAACACCGTCGAACTGCTCAAGAGAGAAGTTACGGTCGAAACCTAATGAATCGGCGAGAGGCCCTGCAGTCGTTGACCGCGCTCGCCGGCGCCACTGGAATCAGTGTGACCCCGGTGACGACGCGCGAGGCCACCGACATCACCCTGATGATCATTCGGTGTGAGGGTCCGATCAGTCATGACGCGTGCGAACGGCTGCGCACGTCGTGGGAAGCCGCCTGCGTCGGGACCCGCCTGGAAGGCGTGAAGACGCTCATCCTCACTGACGGGCTGAACGTCGAGTTCGTGCGGAGTCGCGTCTAAATGGCTCCCCGCGCCACCCTTGGTCGGCTCTTTTTGTGGAATGGCCCGCTGTACCTGATCTTCGTCGCGGCTCAATACCTCGCCGCCACGCCGATCGGCGGCCTGGTCCTCTGCTTGATGATCGTCGCGGCCAACTGCATCGGCTACGCGCAAGGCCTTTACAGTCGGTCTCGGTCACAGCGTGTCGACATCACGGACTTCACCAGCAAGCGGTACATGCCCGTGCCAAGAGGCGACGCCTGATGTCTCCCCGCACCACCGTGCCCGATCCTGAACAGATGGCCTTGGCTCACTCGTTGCGGGGAAAGTTCGTCCGGTTCCACCACGAATCCAAGGGGAGCCGCGGCTACCTCGTGACGAACGTCACCGCCGACGCCATGCTCGAGATCGCGGGGTTCTCGGGCCACTTCGCGCCGCACTTGTTTGAGCGCGTGGACCATCCCCACAGCGCGGCGGAAGGCAACTGCTGATGACCTCCCCTGTCCCCCTCCCAGTCCCAGACACCTACCTCCACTATCCAGAGCTCGAGCCGTTGCCGCCGCTCGTGCGCAAGCAGCGTCGACTGGAAGCGCAGATCGTCTCCCTCGCGCAAGTGGTCAAGGACGAGAAGGCGCTCCGGCAAGAGATCGATGCCCTGCTCATCGCCGCGGAGATCGCGCCCGGTGATCTGGTGACCTGTATCGGCTACGACGTCAGACATAAGACCCGCGCCGGATCGAGTTCCTTGAACGAGGACGTGCTCACCGAGCAGCTCGTCGCCGCCGGGGTCGCGCGGGAGTTGATCGAGGCCGTGATCCTGGCGAGTACCGAGACCGGCGATCCCGCCTTTTGGGCGGAAGTGAAGCCGTCGAAGGGGGCCGCGGTGCGCGTCCCGCGTCCGGCGAAAGCCGCCCTGCCGGCGACCCGAAAGCGCGCGTCGTGATGCTGCGTATGGCAGCAGCCAGCCTTCGTGAGCCCGACTCCCCCAAGGGCCTCCTGGCGGAGGTGCGACGGCTCTACCAGGTGCTCGCGCAACTCCCGCAGCAGGAGAAACCCTGGAACGAAGGCGGCCGTGGCGCGAGTGGCCGCTACCTCGAGCTCCAGACGCAGATTCGCGGGTTGGCCGATCGTTATCGCGCGTGCTGCCCCGACACGGACGAGGGGTGGGTCTGCAACCCGGCCGATCGACGACGACATCCCTCGGCCACGGGCAACCCAGACGATCGACGACGCCATCCCTCAGCCACGGGCCCTCTCTCATGAACGACCTCCGCAAGCATCAACTGTTGGGCGATATTCGCGCGCTCGAGCAGACCTGGGAGCGTCAACCCGATGTGCAGACACGGGCGATCTTGGTGCTGGCGCGGGTGCTGTTGGAACTCGGCGATCCCTCCGACGTTGCTGGGCCCGTGGACCGGCGACTCGACGCGATCTTGAGCCACGTCCGCGCGATTCAGATTCAAGGAGTAGAAAACGCCATGGCCACCGCTGAAGTGAAAGCCGCCCTCGGGCGCATCGACGCCACGACCAACAACATCGCCGCCGACGTCAAGCGATTGAAAGACAAAGTCGGCACGGGGATGAGCGAGGCAGAAGTCGCCGAGGTGCAAGCCGACGCCGAGCGTATCGCGACGAGACTCGAAGGCATCGCGAACGATCCCGACAATCCCGATCCCGACCAGCCGGCGGCCTGATCACAGGCGGCCCTCAATCCCCGTCGGTGCTTGACGGTGCAGGACTGGCTGCTGGGAACACACGCTGCCCCGGCGTGTGAAGGGCTGGTGCCTGTACCTCGAGGACCGACGGGACCTCCCTTCTACTGTATCGGCGGCCGGCCGTCGCAGGGCGCCACGCCCTGACAGAGCCGCCGAAATGGGGCGCCGCCGCAGTGCGAACACGAACGGCCGGGGAGGGCGCGCTCCGCGGCCTCAAGGGCACGGCGACAGTACGTGCAGTCGTTCGCCGCAGCGCATCGGGCCAGGTCATCGAGATAGCCTCGCAGAAGCACGGGCGATGTGCTGACGCCCCGGAACAGGACGGGGGCGCCGGCCAGGATTCGGGCCACGTCGCCGACGCGTGGCGGCGATCCTTTCGTCCGCATCAGCGACCCCTTACTCGAAGATCTCCGGCACCGGCGCCGTGTCCGCCAGCCAGGCGGTGACCTTCTCGGGTGATCCAAACGCTTCCGCCGGACAAGTGCTGTTGAGGAACGTGATGATCTCCACGATGTGCCACTTGTTGATGTCGTCCGCTCGGACGCAGGCTTGGGACAGATCATTCTCCAGCACCGATCGCAAGAAGGATCCCGTCGGTCGTCTCGCCGCGAAGTACTCGATCAACCCGGCATGGAGGGATACCGGGACATCGCTCTCGATCAAGCGGAGGCGGAGGTGGGCGCGGTAGTCAGGCATCACCGCGGAACCAGCATCAAGAGCTCGACGCAGGCCAGGTGGTGGTCGTACCCGTCAGCCAGTCCAACGCCGAGGCCCTTGCGCATCGCCGGCGACGTCAGGCCCATCCGAAAGCTACTGACGGCGACCCGCACTGCCATGCATTCCGCGAAGGTCAACGCCCGGCCGTTGACGATGATGTCCGGTTCCACCCAACCCGACTCTTCGTCCTTTGGCATCAGAGCTGCTCCAGATCCTTCCGCCCACCGGCGCGACAGGTCGGACACGTCACGTCGTGCTGCTCGTCCCACCGCGAGACAAACGTGTGACCATCAGGCCAGGTGGACGGCGGTGTCGGCATCCCGCAAAAGCGTGCGTCCCTGCAAGCGGAAGTGCACGACAGCGGAGGCCGCGGGGTGAAACCGCGTCGGCAACCCTTCCCCGACATACTCGAATTTCTGCTCGAATTTAATGCGCTCCAGGACGCAGTGCCGGACAGTCCCGGCCCATTCCGGCTCGACGCGTAACGGAATGTAGACGACCATCTCTTCACCCGTCGTGTGGTGGCGACAGAGGCAGTCGAATTCGTAGAACAGCCCGACACCAGTCCGACCCTTCGTCTTGCGGTACACGCCTGTTTGCATCAGGAGCTGCTCCAGATCCTTCCGCCGAATCCTCATCGTTCCGTCCTTGAAATCACGAGCATGCCGCCCGCGGTTCGGTGTGGGCCGCGCCCGAGATCCCGATCGCCGTACATCAGGGTGAAGCTCGGCACCGCGCACCGACAGCGCCGATAGTGTTTGTCGCACGTCGCGCACCACTTCATCGCGCACCACGCGCGCCCCGCTTTCAGTCGCGCATCGAGATCGGGACAGCGGCAGGCTTCGAGCGGTGCGCCGCAGACGTCGCACGTCAGGTACAGACTGGCGTCGACGGCGTCGTCCATCAGAGCTGCTCCAGATCCTTCCGTCGAATCCGCCGCCGCACGGGACGGGCTGGAATAGCTGACGCCTCCTGTCCACACACGCGCTCGCCACAGCGACGACAAAACACCATGGGCCGATCGCAGGGCCCCGTCACCGCCCAATCGGAGCCGTACAAGTCGACGCGCTTCCCGCAGACGACGCATCGCGGAGTCTTCATCAGAGCTGCTCCAGATCCTTCCGCCGAATCCGCCAGGTGCGCGAGTCCGCCCGCTCCTTATTCCGGCAGGGCACTTCCCCGGTCCGAATCGCCCGCCGTAGGTCCCGGGCCGTCCAGTTCAGCAGCGCCGCGGCCTCGTCGACTGTGAGAAACAGCTTCTCTGAGTTCTGAGAACTCTCAGAGCTGTGCGAACTCTCAGAGACCAGCGCATGAAACGCGGCCGCGAAGGCCGCCAGGCTCGACGCCACCTCCTGTTGAGCCTCCGGACCGGATCGCCCCGAGGTGGTCAGGGCGCCGTGACCGTTCCCGTTCGTCGGTAGGGGCACGCCGGCCGGTAAAACGAACGCTGGAGCCTCTCCGCGGCGTTCCTGGGCCATCCGTTTGACATCATCAGGCTGGTAGACGGCCCGCGGCATGCCGCGATTGTCGGCCCGCCAGACGGCTTGCTCGATCTTCCGGTCCTTGGCCAGTTGTTCGACGGTCTTCGTGCTGACGCCGATCGCGTCGGCGGCTTGCTGTTTGGTCAGCCAGCTCGAGTAATCAGGCGTCGCCAAGGTTTCTGAGACCTCTGAGAGTTCTGAGAGGACGGTGTCGCGTGGAACGTCTCGGGGTTGGCTCATAGACTCGCCGTGTCCAACCACCAGGCCACGAAGAACGTGACCCGCCGCCCATTCCCGCGAGGATCAAGGAGCTGCCCCACGACGATCGGGTCGCGGCCGGACTCGTTCTGCACCGAGCCCATCTGGTCGAAGATATTGAGCGCCATTGCACGCTGCGTCGCCTGCAGAATCGCTGGCTTCACGGCGACGACGGGGAAATCCACCGTGTCGTAATCGCTCGACACGTAGACGCCGACGCGTCGTTCTTTGCCCTCGCGCAGCTCGGTATGCGAGAGGTCGCGCGTGAACAGCCGGTCGTCCACGTAGCGACCCTCCCCGGCCGGGAGGAGTTCGGGCTTGGTGTCGAACTTCGAACTTTCCGGATACGAGGCGGTGACCTTCGGCTGCCGATGCCGTTGCACCCGCACCGCAAACACGTCGATCGGAAAGTTTGGGACGATGAGGTATCCCGCTTCGACCGCGGCTTTGATCTTTTCGTAGTAGAGGATGCGCTTCGCCGTCCGGTTGAGCGTCGCGACGACACTCGCGTGTTTCCAGCTGTCCGCCGGCGTCAGCGCTACGAGCGTCAGGTCGTCTGGTTGCGGGGTGTCGATCGCGGTCTCGGTTGCTTCCTCCATCACACGCCTCCATATCAGGGATTAGGTCTCGCGCATTGCACCGCTGACACTCTTCGCGGGGACAGGATCTACCGCGTCCGGCATCTCGGGGGATCCCAACCATCGCCGAATCCGCGCCGCTTCGACGTGCAGGTGCCGCGCGTCGCAGAGCCGAGCGAGCCCCTGCAGACTCTCGACGTCGAGCACGGTGTCGAGATCAATCGACGCCGGGTCCGCGTGTGTGAGGTCACGCACGACCTGGAGGTCGCCCGACGCGAGTCGGTGCGCCAACTCGTCGAGGCGATCGTCGATCCGGATCGTGAGCTTCCGGAGGCCCTTCACTGATTGCCGCCTTTGCCGCCGGACCATTTCAGATCGGCCTTGCCGTCGTGGGGCGTCGGCGGCCGACGGTGTTGGGCCCGGACCGGCGAGGCCTTGCGGGTGTGTTTCTCGAGTCGCCGGAGGTCCGCGACGGTGCCGTTCGGCGGCAGGTCGCGGTAGCTGGCGCCCTCCAGGTCCACGAATTCACACATCTCGTGTAACCGGGATTGCATCCGGAACCCGATCCGCCAGAGGAGCCCGTTGATTTCGTCGGGGTCGTCGACGTCGGCGTAGTTGGTCGTGCAGATGATCGGCCGACACGTGTTGTAGCGGGTATTCACGATCGTGTTCATCGTCTCGGCGACCCACTCGGTCACGCGCTCTTCGCCGAGATCGTCGAGCACGAGGAGATCGCACGTCAGGACCGGATCGAGGACCTGCGCTTCCGTCGTCTTCGTCTCAGCGTTGTAGCTCCCGCGGATCAATCGCAAGAGATCCTTCGTCGTGTAGAAAAGCCCGCTGCAGCCGGCCTGCGTCATCACCTGCTTGAGGAGGACGGCGACGAGGTGCGTTTTGCCGATGCCCGCCGGCCCGGTCAAGACGAGGCCGCGGCCGGCCGTGTCACCCGCGCGCCGTGGGATTTCTGGATAGCTATCCGCCCAGAACTTCGTGATCCGTCGCGCCTCCACGAGGCTGTGGTTGTAGGCCTGGAACGACTCGAACGTCGCGGCCTGATACTTCGCCGGAATGCCGGCGTGGGCGAGTCGCTCTCGGGCACGGCGCGCGTGGTAGCACGCGCAGCGCGTGACGCGCGGTTCCACCCACGGCGTGTACTGATACCGCCACCCGCGCATGTGCTCGTCACAGATCGGGCAGGTCTCCGTCGAGGTCATGAGAATCCGCTCCCTTGGCGCTGTCGGCGTTCTTCGATCGCGCGCGCCTGGAGGTCCCCCGCGGGCGCCGCGCGTGGATTCACGGCCGGTCGCGTCGGCGCCGCGCGCGCCAGATACGCGGCGAGGATCGGCCGCCAGTGGTCGAAGCCGTTCAAGGACGTCCGGGCGTCCGCGGGAATCTTGGCGTCTTCGGTCGCGTAGATCACCCACGCGCGGGCCCGCTGCTCCGCGTCGGTCTCGTTCGCCAGGCGGCCCAGGTTGCGGCGGAAGTCCTCATCCAGCGGCGTCGGGAGATGCGTCCGCTGGCCGGCGCACCAAGCGTGCGTCTTCGGAAACCAGCGACAACGCGACGGGTTGGGATCCGGCGGCGGTCGCGTCTGCGGCTCAGCCGCGGGTGGTAGTAGTAGTTCTTTAAGTAGTAGTACCGCGCGCGCGCGCGTACCGTCTAGGGGGGGCGCAGGATCACAAGTTGGATCACAAGGATCACAAGTTGCGATCACAAGTTCTTCGCGATTTGATCGTACAAACGGCCAACTTGTGATCCTTGTGATCGAGCGGATCACAAGTTCGATCACAAGTTGGAGGTAACTTGTGATCCTTGTGATCGCGCGCGCCGCCCAACTTGTGATCGGGATCACAAGTTCTTCGCTCTCTGTTCGTCCGATCGGCGGGTCGTCGAAGAGAGGTAGGGCCACGACGGGCCGCGGACGCACGGCCTGCAGGTCCGCACGCAGGGGTAACGGCGCCGCGATCGGCGGCGCGACGCCGGCGACATGGACGAGGGTGTAGCGCGCCTTGCGTCCCCGCCCACCATCCACGACGCGCACTTCCCCGATGGCCACGAGCGCCGGGAGCCATGTCCAGACTGTCCGCCGGTCGACGTGTGCGAGGGTCGCGAGGGCTCCCATACTAATCAGTGACGTCGTCGTCTCCCCTTCCGGAATCAAGCGCGCGATCGCGGTGAGCACGTCGCGCGCCACCTGGTTCACCTGGGGATGCGTACACGCCCCCACGTAGTCGACGGCGGCCTGGCTCACGACGCACCGACCAGCTCATCCGCCGCCGTCAGGGAATCCCCGCTTGATCGCCCCGCGGCGACTTTCGTAAACTCTCGCCTCATCAGAAAGCCCTTCTGTCACACCGGGCTCTCCCAACCTCAACTGCGGTGTCCGTCTCCCAACGAACCGGCCGTGGCGTGAGCGGGATCCCGACTACAACCTCGTGTCAGTGGGCGCGCTGGAATTCGCGCTTAGGGAGCCGACGGCGTCAATCTCGCGGTGACGGCCGTCGGCTCGAACAGTCTCTCCTCCTCCTCAATTTGCATAATCTGCATAAGGGATCTCGGTGTTGGCCCCGCCACGGGGATCCCTGGAACTCTTGCTATAGAAGGAAAACAAACATCTTCATTCGCGAAGAGGAACGACGGGTTCCGCCACGTCCTCCCGTACCGCGTCGGCCGACACGGGGAACTCGAGGCGCTCGCACGTTTCCACCCAATCGGCGATCCGCCCGCGCGTCCACCGGTGTTCGTCGTTCAGATGCGCGATGACGGCCACGAGCGAGCCGGACTCGTACGCCGTGCCGTTTGACCCGCAATCCGGACAGACGACTCGGTGGATGACAAGGGAAGTCGGCCACCGAGTGCGCCAGTCGCGCCAGAGGTTGAGGTCGGGATCGCCCACGGCTTCGGCGGCCGCCGCGAGCGCACACGTCGCCACTTCTCCTATTAGGGAGTCAGACGGCCCATGAAACGCCTGCGGCTTCAACAGCGCGCCCAACCGAATCGCTTCACTCAAGTGCATCGCATCACCTCAGGCGAGCGTGATCGGGCGACCGAGGCGCTCCGTCAACCACGCCTCGTAGCGCTCGACCTCCCGCCCCATCTCCGCGGTGATCGCCGCCTCGTATTCCGCCTCGGTGATCAGCCCCTTCTCGATCAGGAGCCGCACCAACCCGGCGTGATCGCACATCGCCGCGTTCACGCCGACGCGCAGATGCTTCGACGTCGACTCGGACGGCTCGAGGTTCATCTTCATCGCGACGCCCGACTGCATCGCGTGCCCCAGCTCTTTCCACGTCTTGTTCATGCGTGCAATCCATCCCCCATGAAGTCCTCGTCCTCGTCGTCGTAATCGCAGTTGTCCGAGTGGTCCTCGGTCTCCAGGTCGCAGCCGCAGTCAGGACAGCGGTCGGGGTCGTCCTCGTCCTCGTCTCGTTCCTCGGGGTCGCGATAGCCGTCGGTCACCGTCGTGCCCCATCCCCTCGCCGGTCGTAGACGTTCTCGTTCAGCCACTTCGGACTGACCGACGAGTGATCGTTCGCCTCATGCCGGCGTCTCCACACCCGGCCGATCCAGATCGCTACCGCCGTCAGCGCCGCCGCGACGAGCAGGCTTTTCATGGGGTCAGATCGTAGTACCTCCCCCGCCTAAAAACGGTGCCGCTGCACGCTGCCAGTCGTCGACATCGGCCGACCAGCCGAGATCGTCTTTCTCGTTCAGTAAACGGGACGCGTCTCGGACCAGGGCGAGGAGCCGCACGAGCTCGTCGGCCGACGACCGCGCCAACCGCTGATCGAACTTCTCGAGCACGAACTGATGCAACCCGTGCAACGCCTCCTCGCGGCCGATCTCCCCGATCGCCTCACCGAGCGCGTCGCTGAACACCCGCAGTTTCAACAGCAGGCCGTCGACGTCCAGGGCGAAGGCCTGCCGGGCCTCGGCCAAGCGCTGTCGGATCTCGAGGAGTTCGATCGGCTCAGACATAGCCGGAGCCTCCTGCGGGGCCTCGTGTGATCCACCGGCGGACCCGGGCTGCTTCAGGTCGCAAGAACTGCCGCTCGCAGATCTGGGCCAGCGCCTCGAGCTCGCGGGGATGGGGCTCGAGCTGCCCCGCATCGATCGCCTCGGCCATCTTGTCCACCGCCTCCACCAGGCGGGCGCGGCGTTCCCCGGCCACCTGGATCGAGAGGATCTCCGCGGCCGTGTGTTCCACGGAATGGAATTGCTCGACGTCGGCTTTGGTGAGGAGACGGGGTTTCATAAATCATTTATGCGCGCGTGGACCAGTCACAGTACGGGGCGCCCTTGGCTACCGCGTCGAGGGCCGCGGGCGCCTCGATCGGTGGACCCGGGCCAGATCACTTCGTGCGTCGTGAACTGACGATGGCACCCGAGGCACTTCCGCCGCCGTCGAATAGCGGCCCCGGAAGGCGTGGGACGCGAATTCGTGACCGTGTCCTGGCGTACGCCGCAGAACGGGCACTTCACCCCTTCAGAGGTCTCGGCCCTCGACTCCACAAACCGCCACCCGTGACAGTTGACGTCGCCGCAGTGGCACGGCACGAGCGCGTAGGGGCTCGACACGAACAACACGACGCCGGTCGCGAAGTGATCGAATTCCTTGCGGGTCATCAGCCGTTGTTTGGCGCGCGGGTTGGGCATCCTGTTAACCAAAGATCCCTTATCGGACACCGCTCGACTTTCGGAACGATTCCGACATCGGGACGTCCGCAAGCGGACATGACTCTGCCTCGCCCTGGCTCAACGTCACGAGCTTCAATCGGGCCCGTCCAAAGAGCGCGAGTTGCCGGAGTTCGCCGGCCGGCGCCGGTCGCGCGATCGCCAGGCGGTCAAGCCGCGCGTCGGACCGCTGGTGATCGAAGCGGTCCACATCGGGCTTCCAAAACATGCGGAGGCCGGATCGCGTCGTGATCCGCGCTTCGAGTGCCTTGTTCGCCGCGAGTCGCCGAACCGACCGGGGTGCCATCCTCAACTTCCGGGCCACGTCCGCCGTGGTCAGCCACTCTTGGCTCCCTTGCTGAGTTCTGCTAAAAATACTCATGGCCGGATGGGTCCCTTCAGCCCGTCCTGGTTCCACCGGTGGGGGGCCGCGGTTGTGCCCAACACAAACCGTCCGCGGCCTCCTACTCTTTCCGACTGTCTCTGACTCTTTCCGACTCCTACCGCCTGGCCCCCTGCCGGATTGATCGACACGCGCCCCAAATCACGGACGCAATACGGGCGGAATCTCGCACCGATCCACGGGGCTGCATGAAGTAGTCGTCCCCCACGAGCAACAGCCGCGCGAACACCGACAGCCAGATCCACCACAGCGGCTCCCTCATGCTCGCTTCGTAGCCCCCTTCAACGACGGCGATCGAGCCGGTCCAGGGAGCACCTCCCCGCGCAGCTCGCTGACCAACGCCCGAATCCCCCACCGCACGGTGTCCGCGCTCGACGTCGGCGCGTAGAGGCGCACGTGTTTCATCTGCCGCACGGCCGAGTCGAGGGCTTCAGACTGGTCAGGCGTGACGTCTTGTCCCGCGCTCGGGAGGCGGACGAGCAGCTCGGGGCGCGCGCGCAGCCAGGCCAGTTTGTGGAGATGTCGCTCGTGCCGGTGGGCGCCGCTCAGGTCGTTGCTCATACGAGGCCTTCGGCGTTCGCGATGACCGCTTGCGCGCGGCCGAAGGGGCACTCCGGCCAGTGCGACTTCTGTGGATTGCGAAGTCTGCCGCGATCACACATGGGGCAGTCGTCGTCAGTCTCAACGACGGCCTTCAACGCCGCGAGTAGCTTGTCGTGGCGCCGATGCCATGCGTCACGGGCTTCGACCGCATCGCGCAACGCCAGGACCGCGCGTTCTGCACGCACATGAGCTGCAACAGTGTGGTCAGGAACTCCCTGACTGACGCGCGCGGTGTGACTTGGTACTGTCTGTCTCGACATGTCGTGACGGGCCCTTCACCCGTTGCTGCGTGGGAGGCCGGTTGCGATTTCGATGGTCGCGACCGGCCGTTTTTCTTTCCGACTACCCCGCCTCTTTGAACCGCCGCGGTGCGTCAAGCGCCTCGGCTGCCAATCGCACATTCGCCGCGTCGATGTCGCGCACGAAGGCCCGGCAGTATCCGAGGTTGTCTTTCCAGATCAACACCCGATGCGCCTTGAGCCAGCGTTCCGCGGCTTGAGGGGATCCGAGTCCGAGATAGCCGGCGACGTCGCGCAGCACCAGCGTCTTGGGCGGGAGCGCGCTCGACATCGCAGGGCGGGGCTTCACGAGGCTCGTCGCTCTTCCACCGGAAACAGTTCGTCAGGCGACGTGCCGAGGATCGCGGCGATGCGCGCCTGCATATCGAACGACGGCACGAGCACCCCGTTTTCGAATTTGCTCAGGGTCTGCTGGCTCACGCCGAGCAGCTCGGCAAGGGTCGCTTGGCTGATCGTGCGGGTACGGCGCAAGTTTCGCAGGGGAGTTTGCTTCCGCATATGAGCGGAAGATTACGCCAGTACTTCGAGGGCGATCAAGCGTAATCTTACGCCGTACGAAGGAAAATGATAACGCCAGACTCCACAAGCGGTTACGAGCCGACCGAAGACCGCTATAACTGGAACGTGAGCGATTTCACGATCGGGGACGTGATTCGAAAGTCGCGCATGGCGCGGCGCTGGAGTCAGACAAAACTCGGCGAAGAAGCGGCCCGGTTTCAAATCGGCACTGGCGGCACCGCCGTCAATAAATCAACCGTGAGCAAGGTCGAGCGTGCGCCGTATACGAGTGAATTAGGCACGGTGTGGCGATTACTCGCGGCGCTCAACCTCACATTTGCCGACGTGGAAAAACGGATCGGCGCCCCGTTCACCATTGAAAAAAGGGCGCCCCTACCCAGAGGCGGAATGTTGGTCAGCCGGTGAAACGCCAAGGCGTGCTCAGCCTCGTCGTCGACAACACGTAACGCTTCCACTCGTCCACCCATCAGCCAGTTGAAAGTCCCATCGTGAGGAAATGCCGCTTCTGCTCGCAGGAGATCCCGGACGCGGCGCGCATGTGCCATCACTGCGGGGCGGACCTCGTCCACAACCGCCGGCCGATCGCGGCCGTCGCGAGCCCGCCGACGATCGCGGCACCCGTCACGTCAACCCTCAAGAAATGCCCGTTCTGTGCGGAGGAGATTCTGAGCGCCGCGGTCGTGTGCAAGCACTGCCGACGCGACCTCCTGCCGCCCAAGCCAGTCGCGAAGCCGGGTCCGCGTTGGGGTCGTATCCTCCTAGTCGTCGGCGCCATCCTCAGCTCCCCCATCGTCTTCCTGTATTGCGGCGAGGACCATCAGCGCTTCATTCAGTTTTCAGAACAACGAGACGCCTGGCATCGGAAGTGTGACGGGTATATCGACCGGCCCGCCGTCACGCCGGCCGCGCGGGCCTGCGCCGAGGAACTGACCTCCATGATGGCCTACGCGAAACGGCAAGGCTGGGATTGAGGAGAGACCACGATGGCCGACGCACAGCCTGACGATTTGAGCTATATCCTGCAGTTGTTCCTCGAACGGACAACGACGCTGTCTATCCGCGTCGAGATTCTCACCGGACTCTTGGAAGCACGCGGCGTGTTCACCGCCGCGGAGTTTGACCAGCAGACGGCGGATCTGCGAGCGCGCTGGGAATTGCCCCAGCATTACCACTGGGCGCTGTCGCAGGAACTGACGACGGAGGACTTCGTCGCGCGGCTGCGTCGGGTTCTTGTGAAGCCGGCGGCAGACGATCAGCCGACCGCAGACGCCTCATGATCACGGCCGACACCTGGCCGGCGAGGGTGTCCTCGTCGAGGTCGATCGTGACGGGTATGCGCATCAGGTCACTGTAGCACCCGCACTTCGGCCCCATGAGCGCGCCGCCTAAACCTCCGAAAGGCCACCGCCGCACGGCCAACGGCTGGCGCGCGTACGGCCGCGTCAACGGCCAGTTCTTTTCGAAGTCCTTCCCCTTCGAGACGGCGCTCAAGGTCCGGAAGGATTGGCGCCACGACGAACGCGCCCGGCTCCGCGCCCTCCACCTTGGCGTCGACGTCGATCTCCCGCCGAGCGGCAGTCTCCAAGGCGACGTGCTCGACTATCTTGCGCTCGTGACGGAGATGCCAACCCTGGATCAGAGGACCTACGACTTGGGGTGTTGGGTCCAGGCCCTCGGCGCCGAACGGCCGCGGCGAGACTTGAAGGCCCGAGAGTTGACGACGGTACTGAACGACTGGAAGGCCAGCGGCTTGACCGCGGGCACGTGCAACCGGCGCCGCACGGCCTTGATGCATCTGTGGCATCGCTTGGACGGTAAGAGCGCGCCGAACCCGCTGCGGGATGTGCCGCGGTTCCGCGAACCCGACGCTCTCCCCCGCGGCCGTTCCTACAGGCTCCTGGAGCGCGTCTTCAAGGTCATGGTGCCGTCGAAGTCGCGCGCGCGCCTGAAGGCGATCGCGTACCTCGCTATCGCCCACAGCGAGCTGAAGCGCGTTGATCGGAATCAGGACTGGAACCGGAAAGCCGGCACCCTCATCATCCGCGGCCGGAAGAAGGGCGAAGGCACGCCGACCCGCGTGATCAAGCTGACCGCGAAGGGCACCGCGGCGTTGCACGAGATGGACCGCCAGGCCGCGTGGGGCCGCTTCTCGAACTCCACGCTCCATCGCATCTGGGGCGCCGCCATCACGCGCGTGCGGGAGGATCCAGACGACGGGATCCCGGACTTCCCAGACATCCGCCCCTACGACCTCCGACACTCCATGGGGACCGAGATCTATCGGCTGACGGGCGATCTGAAAGCCGTGAAGGAGTACCTCGGCCACGCCTCCCTGAAGACGAGCGAGCGGTACATGCACGCCGCTGTCGCCGCAGGGGTCGCGCGCGCGGCCGCCGCCTTCAACCAGGCGCATCGGCCCCGACGCCCAAGGAAGCGCCGGTGACACGCCGCAACTTTCCTGCAACTTCTGACGGGTCGAGATGGGGTCAGCTGGGGACCTGCCAGTGACCTGACCGAGAGAAACCCTCTATGAAAATGGTGCGCCCGGGCAGATTTGAACTGCCGGCCCCCCGCTTAGGAGGCACGGTGCACCGCGCGAATACTGGCCATAAATCGATCGGTTGCAACTTCTGCTGCAACTTTCCAGGCCCCGATCGGGTGTAGCATCCTGGCCGTACCACGCGTGTCTCGAGACACGCCCTTCCAGGAGGCTCTATGCTGATCGCCCTCGCCAAGAAGCTCCGCACCGACGCCGAGAAAGCCGCCCCCCTGTCACTCCTTCCCTCGGTCGGGAGCTTGACGGCCTTCCAGCCGTATCCTCAACTCCGCTACGGCGACGTCGACGGCGTGGGGACGGTCACCATCGACCAGACCGGCAACATGGTCGGCTTCTCCCCGGTCGAACGCTGCACCGCCAACGGGGAGACGGCGTGGATCCCGCTCGAGCTCGTGCGCAACATTCGTCTGGAGCCGGGGATCCTGGGACAGACGACGGGACACACGAACTCGACCAGGGGCCGCACCTCGAAGGCGTGACAGGGTAGGTCACACGGACGCGGTAGATCCCAGCGGAGCGATCAGGAGGGAAGGCGGTTCACCGCGCGGCGGACTCGTTTCGCAATCGTGCTGTTTCGTCTCGGGTTCCCTGCGCTTCATCACACGCCCGACAGAGCCACGTCGGCTTGTTCCAGTGTTGCGTCCACCCGATCTGCCCTTTCGGGGCCGGCCGAAACCGTCCGGTCCGCGTCTCCCCGCAGTACACACACTGATGCTGCACGGGAGTGTCGCTCACTGGGGCGGCCACACGTAGCCCTTCCCGTTCCCTTCCGCCTTCGACATTTTCTCGGTCCGCCAGTAGCCGTCCGCCTTCCAGCCGATGTCGTGCCCTTCCCCGGCCGTGTCCATGACGTAGCCGACCCACGCTGATCGATCATCCGAGCAGTCGTAGAACATCAGCGTCCAGTCGACGCGGTCGGTCACCTCGAGGAGATTGGTCGTGTCGATGTCGGGCGGCATCGGCCGCGGCCACGGTTGCCGCACGGCCGGATCGAAGACGGACGGCGGATGCACCGGCGGCGGCAAGGGCGGCACGGGCGGCGGCGGGACAAGCGCGAGCAACCACTCGAGCCCGCGAAGGTCGAAGGTTTCCCACTCGCCTGGTTCGGGAATATCGCGCCATTCCCAGCGCGCGATCTTCCCCTGCTTGACGGGTTGCGCGGAGAGCCAGCCGTGGGCGGTTCTGAGACTGAACTTCATGGCCACCTTACTCCTCGAGGGCGTCGTCTGGGACCGGCGGCTCCTGGGGGCGAGGCTTGACCGGCGCCAGCTCCCGCAGGAGGTTTTCGGACGGCACCCGCGACCGGGGGATTTGGTACTCGACCATCTTGTAGTTCATCACGCGTTCGCTGATGTCGAGATCCTTGGCCGCCAGTCGTTGATTGCCCGAGTAGAAGGCCAGCGCGTTCAACAGCGCGTTCCGGTTATGCAGCCACAACGTGAGCGGTTGCGGCACCGGATACCAGAGACCGCCGACTTCATAGAGGGCTGCCATGCGTTGCTCACCGCGGCGCCGCAGGGGGCGGGGTCGTGGGTGTGGTCGAGACGAGCGGCGCCGCCGGGATATAGACCACCGAGGGCGAGGCGGCGGGCGCGGCGCGCGTCTCCCGCTGCGCCTTCAATTCCTGCACGAGGGCGGCCACAGCGGTGTCGGAGGCGGTCGTCGTCCCAGCCTTCGTGGAGAGCGCATAGGTGCCGCCCAGGATCGCCAACAGCGTGGCGATGAAGCCCGCCGCGCTGACCACGACGCCCCACAGATTGGAGTAGCCCGTCCGTTGGCCCGCATTCGCCGCGAGCGTCGCGCTGTTGCGGTGGACTTCCTCGAGCAGCGCGATCAGGGCCGGATCCGCCACCGCCGCGCGCCCGCCCTCCGAGGCTCTGGCCGTCACCAGTTCCCGCACTTCACGGGCGAGTTGGACGAGCGCCGGATCGGTCACCGCCGTCTTGCCAGACTCAGAGGCCCGCTGGCGTGTTAACTCCCTCATCTCCGCCACGAGCTCCGACATCATCGGATCCGCCACGGCTTGCTTGCCGCGCCCTTCCGCCAAGGACCGCTCGACAAAATTCAGCCGGTCATTGATCGTGCTCACCGTGGCCGACGTTTGCCCCGCGATGGTCTGGGCCGTCTGCGTCAGCGCACTGCGGAGCACCTCCGCGCTATTCGTGGTCGTCGTGGCGAGCGCCGCCGTCGCCGCCGTGGCCGCGGCGCGAATCTCCTTCGCGTATTCGACGTGCAGTTTCGCGATGTTCTCCTGCGCCTGCAACCGCGCCTCGAGGTACAGGTTGTTGGCCGCGCGGAGATCGTCTTGCCGGTTGTTGGCGGCTTCGACCAGATCGAGGACATTGCGGGTCGGATCAATAACCGGCCCCCCTTCCGCGTCCACGCCCAGCCCCGAGCCGCCGTGCATGGTCGTCATGGCGCACTTCCTGTCGGCGGGGGCGTCACCAACTTGTCGACCGTGATCGGCAGCGTCGAGCCCGCGGCAATGAACGCGACCGGCCGCACCGTCATGGTCCGCAGATACAGATTCAGGCCGGCGACGCACGCGGTCACGAGGGGCAGATGCCGCGGCGGGATCACGGTGAGGACGTCGGTGGCCGAGAGGAGGGCGACGAGGAACGCGGCGCTATTCAGCCACATGGTGCGCGACGAGAGGACGGAGATCGCCCAGTACGTCACCGACGCCGGCGGGCCGCGATGCAGTTCGAGTGTATCCATCAGTGTTCTCCTGAACCCTCAGGCATCCGTACAACACACGGTGATCTGGACGTGATCCACGAGCGCCGTCGCCCCGGCCCCTTCATCGAAGGTGTCCGACGCACTCACCAGCACGCCGAAGTCCGTGCCGTTGACTTGTTCGGCGGTCAGCCACGGGAGACCCCAGAGATCGACCGCGTCTCCGTATCGCCGATACCGCTGCGTGAGCGAGGGCCACGCGTCCGAGGGCACGGCGCGCTCCTCGCCCACCGCGACCCCGCCCACCAGGAGCCGGATGGATGCATCCCCGATCACCTGGTTGAAGCTGCCGTTCCGCAAGATCTCCACGATGACGCCCAGCACGGTCAGCTGCGCCGGCACCGCGAACCCGAAACCGGAGGCCGACAGATACTGCGACGAGGCCCCGAGCGTCAGCGCCGCTTCGGCGAAGGCCTCGTCCCGCACGCCGGCGTTGGCTTCAGAGGTCCACGCCACGGTGCCCACGGTCGCGTCGTTCGCCAACGTGCCCGGACTGAGCGGCCCGAACAGACTCAATTCAGGCTCCAGAGATATTCTTGGAGCCCGGTCAGCGTGTTGGCTGGGTCGGCCGCCCCCCACGTCGCGGTCAACGACAGCGCCTGATCGGTGTACAGGTTCAGGCCCGTCGCCAGGGCCGGCGTGATCACGCCGCCGGCGGTCATCGCGCTGATCGCGGGGGCGTTGGTCGCCGATCCGACCGTCGGCGCCGCCCCTGCGCCCACCGTCGCCCACCCGTTCGCCAGGATCGATCCCGTCGCGCTGTAGGCCTGCACCGTGAACTCGAGCTCCACGCCCCACAGGCCCGCCGTGATCCCGGACGCGGTGACGATGGCCGCCGATTTACACAGCAGCGTGCCCGCCACCCCGCCGAGCCGCAGCGAGAATCGCAGGGTCGGTGTGCCCGTCGTGCTGTACTGGCCCTTCGCGGACAACTTGAGCGACTTCCCGAAGGTCAGGCTGTTCGCGCGGAGCACGAGGTCTGGAAACACGATCGTCTCGGTGACGGTGTTCGCGATCGCGGTCCCGCTCGCCGCGACCGCGGCCATCGTCTCGACGTAGGTGAAGCTCGCCATTCGCCCTTACCCTTCGAGCCACGCGAGGAGCGTCGCCGATCCTGGGTAGGTGCCCGTCCCATACCAGGTGGTGGTTCCGGTGCCGGTGCCCTTCTCGAGCGCCGCCAGGTAGTGATAGCCCGCCGCAGGGATGATCTCCGCGTGCGCCGTGCCTTGGAGCTGCATGGTCGCCGTCGGGCCCGTGATGAGGAGATGCCCCTGGCTGTTCGCCGCGTAGCCCGTCGTGCTGTCGAGCCCGACGCCGATCTGCATCGGTTGCACGGAGGCGGCATCATTCGTCACGACCGCGCTGTACCACGCGGAGAGCGAGACTTCAGCCACGCCGACGATGGCCTCGACCTTGTTCGTCGTCGTCGCCCGCACTTGGCGGATGGTCGCCGTGTTGTAGCTCCAGCTCGCCGTCGCGTCCGCGATCTTCAATTGCCGTCGGACGCGATGGTGGTAGTTCCAGAGGAACCGCTTCGCGACGCTGTCCTCGGTCGTGGTCGTCGAAGTCGTGTAGAACGTCCCGAGATACCGGCGAGTCAACGCACCCGTCTTCACCAGCACGCCGTCTTGCCGCACGAGCGCCGTCGCCCGGGTCGTGTCGTTCGTCCACGCCAACGCCTCGAGGGTGACGACGCCGGCGTTGCTGTACGCGAAGACGTCGTAGGGCTTCCCGCTACTGAGCGTGCCCAGCGCCAGCGTCCGCTCCGTGAAGGTCACGAGCACCCACGCCGTGCCGCTGTAGAGGGCGATGGACTTGCCCTTGTAGGGCGTGAAGTAGATCGACGTCGCGGCCGTGACATCGGCCGTCGTGACTGGCAGCGCGGACGTCAGGGTCAGGCGGCCGTCGCAGACATCCGCGGACGCGGCAACAAACACGGAGAACCCGGCCTCCACCGGCGTGAGCACGACGCTCGCGACCAGCGTCTTGTTCCACATCGTGCCGGTGGTATTGCTGCCGTCGTCGTCGAGCATCGCGTTGTAGTTCGTGAGGTCGATATGGCTCATACCCCGTCCAGTGACGCGGCCATGCGTCGGATCAAGTCTTCGAGCGAGGACTGCCAGGTGCTCGCCGTCGCCGTGAACTTCGGGGCGAGCCCAGGCGCGATGTCGATCTCGTCGATCGTCACGTCTTGGACGGTCAGCGTCTCACTGATCGGAGGACTCGCCAGGTTCACGACGATCGGCTTCCCGGCCCGCGTCTTCGTGTCTCGTGTCGCGTAGGTGACGGTGACAATCGGCGTGGAGAACAGGCGCAGCGTGGCGTCACAGAGCGCGTTCAACGAGTCTTCGCCGCGGCGGCCGTCCACAATCGGTGGCCCCTCGTAGATGCCGTCGGCTGGCACGACCCCGTTCGCGGCATCGATCGCGGCCTGGGTGGCTTGCGCGGGCAGCGTGTCCCGCTGCACCCAAATATGCACGGGGGTGCCACGTTGCATGGCGAGCGTGAGGCCGGTCACGCCCGTGAGCGCTGGGACCGGGACGACCAGACTGCTGTAGGGCACGGACGTGAGAATCGATCCGATCCCGGACGCGGGAATGCCCGTCAGACTGTTGCCACTGATCCCGGTGTAGCGGATGCGTTCCCCACTGGAGGTGATGAACCATCCTCCCGAGGCAGAGAACGACCCGGCCCCATTCGTCAGAATGGACGTGCTCCCCGCATTGAACTGGCCGAACGCCTGCGTGAGCGCCGCCGTATCGGCCACCGGCGCGGCCGCCCCCAGACTCACGTCCGGCGTGACATCCTGCACGCCCACGCTGGCGGTGTTGTTGGCGATGGTCTGCTGCAGTTTCAGGGACGAGCCGCCCACATCGGTCCGATACACTTTTCGCGAGGTGGTCCCGCTCGGGCCGATCCCGACCCCCGCAATATTGACGCGACAGAACGCCGGGATGTCCGCCGTCCCCACACCGGGCGGGGTGGCCGCACCCGCAATGTCGGCATCGCCCAAATAGAGGTCATAGATGGGGCTGGGTAAGCCACCGGACCACGATTGAAAAAGCCGGTACGTGCCCCCGTTCACGCTCCGATAGAACCGCGCGCCCGTGATGATCCCGTGGGCCACACTTTGGTTCAGTCCGGCATACGTCAGGAGCAGATCCACCCCGTACGTCGCATCGGCAATGATGCCCGCCGACACGGGACTGAGGACCGTCTCGCCGTACGCGGTCACGAACGTATAGCCGTAGGTGTACGTCGCACCAGGCGTCAGCCGGCTGGGATTGAAGTAGCCATAGCTGCTCTGGCGCACCTGCGGGGTTTCGGTGGACGGGCCGATCGTCGTCACCCCGTAGGTCGTCACGCTTTGGCGTGGACCGACGAGCGTGGTGCCCGCTGCCGTCACCCACGTATACGCGTACTGATAGACCCCGAGGCTCAACCCCGCGCCCGCGGCGATCGTCAGCGCGGGCGCCGTGCTCGGCGTCACCCCAGGCCCCACCAACGTGCCCGCCGCCGCCGCCTGCACGCCGGTGTAGGTCAAGATCTGGGATTGCGCCCCGTCTGGGGTCGTGCCCGCAATCGCCAACCCGCCCAGCGGATTGAACATCACCTGGTCGTCGATCGGGATGATCGTCTCGCCCGCGGCCACGTCCACCGGCACCTTCTCGCCGTGGCCTTTGCCGCATTGCCGCGTGCGCAGTTGCGACACATCGGTCGTCGCGCGAATCGGCGGGTCATCGCAGAAGTCGTACCCCACTTGAATCGG